TTACTCTACTTTCTTCTCGTATTTATTTTTAATATAATCTCTAATATTAAAATAATCAGCCACCACCAATGGATTTTTATCATCTCCTTGTCTGAAAATTTTTATCTCATAACCCTTAACGCTTGTTTTCGCATAAACAACTCTGCTGAATGTTTTACTCAAAAACATCTGGTAATCTTCATCATTTATCTCTCTTAAAGAGACAGGGGAACGTTTGTTATTTATCACATATTCTTCAACCTTATCTTGAATCACAGCTGCATTCTCCATCTCTTCATACCAATTCCTGCTTCCGTCGAAATACCCTAAGAAGGTACACATTACAAATAAAAGAGCGGATAGATGTACAGTAAGCTGCAAGATTTGCTTAGTTTTCGACATGTTAATTCTATCTTCAACATTGAAACGCTCGTCAAGAACTTCAAATCTATCTTTAAGGCTTAACCAAACAAATATAAAATCTAAAAAAAGCACAAGAGCTATAATTATGCCTGTCAACCTGATATATGTGTAATTTTTGACAATCGCATAGTCATCAACCTTGAAATATGCAAGAACCGCAGCAAAAGCACCTATATAAAGAAAATCAATCTTAATATACGTTCGTGAAAGATCATGCATTTCTTTTAGCAGTTGCTCAGCCTTATCTAAATCCATACCACACCCACTTGAAATAAATTTTGTTAGAATTTACATTTTTTATCGTTATTTTACTACTAACAAATCCAGGTACCGCGTTGTGTATCTCGGTGATAACATTTCTCGCTTCATCTGCCACTGCTGCTGCACGCCCTGCCCGGCAAAGTAGAGCGTGCCTTTCCCTCCTTTAGCATTGAGCTGGTCAATAACCTGCATCAGCTGGGCACTGTCTTCTCGTGGCGCGTTCTCGTCGAACAGGTTTAGCTGTGCCACTCCCTGGCTAAAGAAGTCTCCCAGCATAATTCCGGCTTTCTGGTACCGGTGGCCTTCCTTCCAGATTGCGTCCAGGCAACGTGTGGCAGCGTTGATAATGTCGCGGCTATCCTGCGTGGGGGTAAGTAACTTAACCGATGCGCTGTTGCCGTAATATGGTTCGTTCATGGCAAATGGTGACGTCTTCACAAACGCCGATATGTAACGGCAATACTGATGCTCACCCCGCAGTTTTTCAGCACCACGGGCGGCATAGCTGCAGATAGCCTGGCGCATCTGTTCGTATTCGGTCACGCGTTCGCCGAATGACCGGCTGCAGACGATTTCCTGCTTTGCCGGTGCAAACTCTTCCAGATCAAGACATGGCTCGCCGCGCAACTCACGGACCGTTCGCTCGAGTACCACGTTAAAGTGCTTCCTAATAATCCATGTGCTTTGTTCTGAGAGGTCCAGAGCCGTTTTAATGCCCATAGCGTTGAGCTTCTTACTGATGCGCCTGCCCACGCCCCACACATCCTCAACGGGTACCAGGGCAAGGAGTCGGCGCTGGCGATCGATATTGGACAGGTCCACTACCCCGCCCGTCTGGCGCTGCCATTTTTTGGCGGCGTGGTTTGCCAGCTTGGCGAGTGTTTTTGTCTGGGCAATGCCAACACCAACTGTAAGGTGTGTCCGCTTCAGAACGGTAGCGCGCATTTCTTTGCCGAACTCTGTAAGGTCCCGGCAGTTGCGAACGCCAGTCAGGTCGCAAAAAGCTTCATCGATACTGTAGATTTCGACGCGAGGGCTCATTTCCTCCAGCGTCGTCATTACCCGGTTCGACATGTCAGCGTAAAGCTCGTAATTGCTACTGAAGCAAACAACTCCAGCGCGCCGGAATAGGTCCTTTTGCTTGAAGAATGGCTCCCCCATTGTAATTCCAGCGGCTTTGGCCTCGGCGCTGCGTGCGATTACACAGCCATCGTTATTCGAGAGAACGACAACTGGGCGCCCTCTCAGATCTGGCCTGAACACCGTCTCGCATGATGCGTAGAACGAATTCACATCACAGAGCGCAAACATATTCAGCTCGCAGATTTAACGATGAAAGTCACGACGCCGAACACGTCGAGAGTGTCCTCGCTACCGACAATAATCGGCGAGTAAGAGCTGTTCATGGGAATCAGTTGAACGGTTGGGCGTAACTGCAGACGCTTAACAGTGAACTCTCCATCTACCGCGGCGATTACGATATCTCCATGCTCAGCTGTGCGCGAGCTATCTACCACCAGCAGATCGCCGTCGCTGATCCCGGCCTCAATCATTGAGTCGCCGGCCGCCTTAACGAAATACGTCGAACTGGGATGGGACACTAGCAACTCATTGAGATCGATGCGCTGCTCAACGTAATCAGCAGCCGGGCTGGGGAACCCGCATTGCACCAAATCGCTGAACAGCGGGATAGCAATAATTTCGCGTAATTCTGCAGGTCTGAAGAACTCCATGATGCATACCTCTGATACTGTTTTTATATACAGTAGTTTTAACCGAGATACTGATCAAGATGGCCGTTTGTTCCTGAGTGGCTACTTCCTGGCCGCTTCGTTTCTAACCCTGTAACGCTATTGGTTTTTTGGTATTTGTAAATTTCCGGAGAAAAAGTGCTGATTGCTCACTTTGAATACTACATGAAGGGATTTTCGTCTGTGTACACCCGGTGAATGGTATGGGTAACTACACCTACCAGGCGAACGTCATCCAGCGCGTCTCCTTCGATGGCTTCGCCATCATCCGTGATAAGCGCGCTACCCGCCCAATAGGCGTGCTGCTGGCGGCCGCAAAACCAGATCAGCAATGTATCTCCGCGATTGAATGACAATGCTTTATCAATGACATCAAAGCCTTCCTGCGTTTCAACGATACTTGCAGAAGGAGGAAGGGATGGCTCTGTGACCGCTACAAAGAGGGCGCAAATATCTACTGTTCCTGGCATGTTCACCTCACAACAACAACTGTTCATATATACAGTATTATTCTTTGATGATGAAGGTCAAGCGAAGCGAGTGAACGGTTTTATAAGTAGATGGAGATGCAAGAAATTCAATTATGTAAACCCGCCGAATCAGGTTGTTATCTGATTGCGATTAGAAAATCTTTCATAGGTCTACGCCGTACACTGCAAGCCATGCCGCGCGAGGCCAAGATTCTTCTTTTGGATACCGAGGCTATTATGGCGCAGAGGTTGGAGTCAGAAAGTAGATGTTAAAGAGCACCTGCTGGCGTGATTAGACATCACGCCGGTGCTCAAAGATAGGGTTGCAGTCGAAAAAGCAACGTTATTATGGGTTACTCGGTTTGACTAATAAGTGGTCTCGCTCACCAAATCTGACTTTTTTGTTTTATTTGATAGATTTCTTCCAAACGAAATTCCTTTAACCTCAACAAAGTGATAAGACACTACGCTGAAGGCTACTGCAAAAAGAACAGCAAGTGCTGATGGTGCTAAATACTCATGGTTATTAATTAATATTTTATTGAACAAAAAATAGAAAACACCATGAGACAAGTACAAAGAATAGCTAATTGCCCCCATCCATCGAAACACTTTTAAATTAAGAATTCCAAAGACAGAAGCACCATTAGACATAGATACAAATGCAATAAACAACCCAAGGCATGGGAATAATGAATATACATCCATCCCAATGTAAATACAATATAATGAAATAGAGAACCCAAAAGCGGAAACTAGACTATTTTTAAGGTAAGATCTAATAATCATGCTAAACCTTAAAGTTAGCGCCGCCAATCCACCAAAGATAAAGCTTAACAATATCCCGCCATTTATTCCCTCAAAAAAACCAATGATCATCAGAAATGACACCATCACCGCTGACAATACAAGTGCTACTGTGGCTGTTTTAATTTTTGAAAACTGACAAATCAAAGGATATAGAAAATAAAATTTCCATTCCACACCTAAAGTCCAAAACACTCCTGCCACAATTAGATAATTATCAATATGACTAGATATAGTATATGGTTTTGCCAGTCCAAATAATAGCCAAGAAAAAACAGCAGAAATATAGTCACTGTAACTTTGGTAGATTCTTGCGCCAGTTAATATGGCGACCGCGAATACAAAAATAACGACAAATATATATGCAGGAACTATTCTAAAAAAACGACCAATGTAAAATTTCTTGAAATCTATTTGCCCATCACACTTGACTGCTTTGTCAACAAAAAGAAATCCTGTAATCATGAAAAATATGATTACTCCAACACCACCAAAAGATGCAATGATATTTATGAGAGGTTGAGGGATATCTGTTAACCCCGCATGTAACGGAGCCCATCGTGCATTATAAGTAAGGTTATATGAATAGAAGCTATGATGAATCACCACCAACGCGGCCGCAACCCCCCTTAAAGGCTCTATTTTATCAAAAATTCCTGGATTGGTATTCAGGGATTTTTTAATAGACGAAGTACTTAGAGCATAAGCAATTAGCATTGCACATGCTGGTGAAAAAATAATCAAAAACAAATCAGTAGGTGTAATCGCCATGACACAAACCTTAAAATTTTTTACAGAATGATATAGGAAATCCCTCAAAAATCCACTGATCAGTTATTTTTTATGGCGATACGGCACTTCCTTGTGCTCTTTAGTCAAATCGTGCTCGTATATGTAGCCCCAGAGAAAAGGTTTTTCCATACCTTGGTTTGCACCAACACCCTTCCAGCCCCACAGGAAAGAGAGGTATTCAGGTTATGCACGCTCGCACCATCAACGGATGTGAGAAGATCAACGTTACATGGGATATTGTGAACACCTGGTGTTGTTTTAATTACACCGCCAGAGTTTGCCCCAATAGTGTTAAATCCAGTCTCAATGCTGCCAGATAGAGTGATGGCTCCACCGCTGGCATAAAAAGCAGTCTGAGCGCCAGTGTCGTTAATGCGTCGACAGTTAGACATTCTTACCGTTAACGTCGAGCCAGTTACCTGGGCTATCCTACCGTCACCATCGCATGTGTAATTCACTAAATTAAGCTCGGTGCTCCCTATCATTGCTGAAGTAATATGATTCCACCCACGCTGTCCGCGTACTTGCTTGATGTTAGTCCAGTTGCCAACAGGTACAGTACATCCTGCAATCAGCCTTGCTATTTGTCCATTGTTAGTTGTTTGGAAAACAGCATTTATATCCTCCAGGTTCATAATGCCAATTGTTCCGCGATTGATAACTACTGCTGCGTTGGCATTATCAGGGAAAATGATATTTCCATTTTTTATGGTGACCTTATCTACCGTAACGGTACCAGCATTATTGACACCGAAAATAGTTAGTGCATTTCTCGGAAGGTTTTCCAGAATAAGTGAATGAATCACAGAGCCAAATGTTCCAGAGAATGCAACAGTTTGCTGTGTATTATTTGATGAATAGACATTTTTAACGTGCATTTCGTCAATTTCAATACTGTATCCTGAGGCACCGAATCCTCGGTCATCAACTTCAATAGTATGATAAGCAGAACCTGGAATGGCATGGACATCTTCGATAGTAAGATTCCTTACCGTTGTTTTTGTCAGGTTCGTATCGCCCCAAACTCTGAATACAGAGTGAACAGTATCACCATATATGCCTGACACCTTGAATCTGACGAAATTTCCAGTTCCGTCACCAGTGATTTTAACTGCACATAATGCGCTTTCGCAGAATAACCCAGCAACATCAACGTTTGAAAAATCACCAGGCTCACTTATATTGTAATTTGCATAGTCACCAATAGTAAAAGCCAACATATCATCGCCAGTTTTACCCTTAAGGTTACGAATGTAGGCATGACGGATTGGTGGCTGGCAGTGTAGGCCGTCGCTGATAGTGTCAAAATCAAGACCATCTGCAGTGAGATAGGTGATATTACATACCAGCCAAGCATATTTGTTGGCATTAATAACTTTAATACCACCACCAATTCTAAGCCTGATTATTCCTTTAAGTATTGACGCCATAGATCCAAGACCGACAACAGTCTGATTGGCTCCATTATAATCGATTGTTCCAGGACCCCAGATCTCGATATACGCATCTACGGCTGCACTATTTGCGTATGAATAGTTCTTGAAAACAGGTACATTTGATCCATTAGCAAGCTTGATTGTTACGCCTGGGCCAATCCACAAGCGGGTTCCGCTTCTAAGTACCCATGTTCTATCAGTGATATATGTACCCGGCTTCTCGAAACGAATATCCCCGCCCGCGGCAAACATAGCATCCAGACCGGAGCCAATGATGTTTGTGGTGCTTGGTTCAATACCATACATCTGAGGGGTGCGGTATTGAATGGCAGAACCGACTGTGCCAGCAGGATAGACCGAGCCAACCGACAATCCAACCAACCCAGCCCCGCTTGTAGCCGCCAGCGCAGCACGCAGAGAAGCATCCCCTACCCCAATCCACGCCCCAGGCGCAATACCACCAGTGCTGGCTGGGGTTGAGTTGGCCGGAACAACTTTCGGGCCGGATGCAAACGAACCAGTCCATTTGTAATATTCGCCGTCGGCGGTGTTCAGCAGCACCTCATTAGGGTTGTTGATAGTCGCGCCGGTGGTGAAAGTTTTCCCTGTAAGAATTACGTAACCGTAGGCGGCCATTGCCTGCTGGGACAGATAATTGATGCCCTCAATGGTGTAGTGCTTCTGACCAAAGCGATCGGTATAGGTCCACCCCATAGAGGTAACAACCTCGTCGATTTTTCCTATGTTGAATTTGAAATCGAACGGAGATTCGCTAGGTACTGGCAGATTAGTTGGTTGCGTGGCCATATTTATTCCATAAAAAAGCCCGGCGCGGTGGCCGGGTTCGGTTGGTCGGGGGCGGTTCTTATTGGTAGATGGCGTCGCTGTATTCCGCGACGGTCAGAGATACCGTGTTATCGGTGTTCGGTTTGATGCTGTTAACCGTCCATAGCTGACTGTCCAGCTCCTCCACTGTCGCGATGAGATAGCGCGACGGGAGCTGTACAGTGTCTCCGTTCCATATGTTGAGCTGAATGTCGGGTATTGCTGCGGTGAAGCCGTACTTCGTGTCGGCGCGTGCCGTCGCCGGATAGCGCAGTGTCGGATTACCCATGCTGTCGGTAACCAGCACATACATCGAGCCGGTAAACGTGATCGGCTCGCTGGTATCGAAGTTATTCCCCGCGCGGCCTGTGATGTATCCCTGCTGCTGGTTGCTGTCGTAGATATCAGGCATCTGAATGACGCTGCCTACCTGAATTATCCCGTCCTCAAACACTTTGGCGTTCATCTTCACCCTGGAGTAGATCAGGCGTTTCGTTTCGCGCAGCGCGCGCTCCCGCGCCTGGTACTCGTTACGAAAGCCGACAATCTCAAGCTTGTTCGGGTTCTCCGCTTCCTGCTCTACGATAGCGCCGTTCAGCACGCGGTAGTTGATGTACGTCTTGTTGTTCGTGGTTGGGTGAACGTAGGACACCTGCACGCCGTCATAACCGCCTGGAAGAGTGGCCTCGTACGTCATTTTGTACTCGTCAGTCTTCATGTTGGCCCGATTGAATACGGCCGCCGGGTAGTCAACCTTCTGATCGCGGGTAAACGTCAGCACACCGTCGCCCCAGTACGCAATTACAGACGCTGCATTGCAGATCGCCTGCACACGGTCACCGAGAGAGTCGTTCTCGTCGTCGAACGTGTAATCGAAATAACCCAAGCGCTCATCAGGCAGGCTTTCTGCGATTGAGTACAGCCCGTAAAGGTCAATGCTGCTAACGGGCTGCTCACCCATAATCAGCCATGTGTGAGCTACCGCATCAGCAAACGATCGCGACGGCCGCAGCGTGTAATCCACCGCCTGTGTGTCAAGGTCGTACGTGATGGTGTGGCGCGTCACCAGCGCGTTATATTTGCGCTCGCGGCTGCCAAGAGCGTTCTCGGTCGCCCTCACCTTCACCCGTACCAGCGTGTCGGTCGGGTGAACGACATTCGTACGGATGTTGATGCTGTGGATCTCTTCGACCTTGAGCAGTGATGCGTCGCCGGAGTTGTCCGTGCGCTGGAAGCTGACCGCGTACTTCCCGAAGCCGCCGGTCGGAGTGATTTTGTCGGTACGGTAGAATACTTCGCTGGTAGACTGGTGCGGCGTCGTCTGCCGGTACGTAAAAGTCTGTTGTGTGCCAGGCACCTGGTTGTAGTCGTCGTCGATCTTCCAGATGACAACCTTCCAGTTGGTCTCCTTCTTCCCACCGAGGCTGGACTGTGTATGTAGCCACAGCTGAGTGGACTCGACTGGCGAGAAGAACGGGCCAACCACCAGCGCCTCGTTATCGTTCAGGATGAACTTCGTTGTGTTGATCGTGGCGTTAGCCGGGATGTCCTGCGGGCCATCCAGTTGGTTCATCGTAAACGTGTACCAGCGCACAGGGTCCACCACAGCGCCGTCGTTTGTTTCAACGGCGGAGATTAGCGTTCCGGAGAATGTAGCATCGGTAGTAACGGTGCCGGAGGCTGTGCTGTACGTCACGTTGATAGTGAAGGTTACAGCGTGCGGCAGAACCAGCCCCATAAAATAGTCGAACTCTGCCTGCTTCACGATTTTCATCGCTATCTGACCGCCGGTATACGTGCCGCTGACCACAGTGGTTGCGGTGGCACTCTCTACCGGGAAATCGCTGGCCTCGTTCTGCCCCGGCACCTCCTGCCCGTCGACATCATCGAACCCGTAGCCTTCGACGATCTGCGGGATAACTTCACCTGGCTCGAAGAACTGGTATTCAGCTCCGGCCATGCTCCCCAGGCTAGATTCTGAGTAGCGAATAGATTCACGGTCATATTTTCCAATACCGACGCACATCCACTCCGTGACATACTTCAGTCCGCCGTCGGTAGACGTCTGGTGCACGTATTCGAATACCGATTCCTGAATCAGGTCCGGGAAAGAGCGAATCTGGCCGTAGATGTCAGGCTTGGCCTTATATACGCGCGCGGTGTTTGTCTGACCGGTCAGGCTATTGTTGGGCGAGTCGACCGTATTGCCGCCGCTGTTCGCGATGGCCGGCTTCGGGGCCAGGAACGAAAATACCTGTCCCACAACCTTAAAGATCGGGCTGAGGATGTCGCCTACAATGCCCTTCGGCTGGTCGAAAATCTGGATGTTGTCCAGCTCGCTCAACTCAAAAGCCAGTTCGTCGTCATCGCCCAACTTTACGCCGTTGCGGACGATTAGCAGATCACGATGAAATGTAGCGTCATTGGCCGCAATCCAGTCATAAAAAAGGGTGCCATTTGGCACCCTGTAGCGTTCTTTTGGCGTTCCCGGGAAACGCTGGAGTTCAATCAACGCCATACGAAAAATACTCCACCTTTGTAAATGCCCGCTGAATGACCAGCAACGAGTCCATGCGTACGCTTCCGTTCTCGCCGCGCGAGTGCAGCGCCTGACGGTTCAGTACCAGGCCAACATGCGCCGGTTGCGCGCCGCGGTACCCGACAAATATCCCGCCCTCGACAGGCTTATCGACCTTGCGCCAGAAAACGACGTCACCCTGGTAGCAGGTAAAGAAGTCTTCCCCGGCTTCGTAGTCCGGTGTCTGGTGCAGTTCAATTCCGAGCACGTGCCGGTAATACAGCACCACCAGCCCCCAGCAATCGACCTTATCGAACGAGCAGGCCCGGTTAGCCCACGGCACGCCGATTACCCTGCTGATGAAATCAGAGGTACTGAAGTCCTGTGTATTCGACTGGATCATAAAGGCGACCGATATTGTTGTTCAGAGGGTTGGTGACAGAAAGGGTTACTGACGCTGAATCGGCGTCTATGTCCACCGTCTTGACGTATAGCTGCCACGACTTAATCGGCACCGACATATCGCCGCTGTCGAAGATCTGCCGCGTGGCCGTGATAGAAGTCAGCCGGGCCGCCCCTTTCCACTTCTTCATCAGCGATTTGATGTCAGACGACAGCCGCCCAAGCTTCACCGTTGCGTCGATAACCGGCGTACCGCTCTGCTGGCTCTCTTCTATTTCAAAACGCGCTGGCGTGTAGGACTGGCCGCCGAGCGTCTTCGGGAAGAACTGCTTATCGACAAGGCGCACATAGCCAAAGGATGGATGGTAGAACGTGATGGTGTCGTACAGCCCGCGCGTCGGGCGCTGCTGCTTGTACTCCCTGAAGCTCGGCATTAAGGCACCCTCGGTAGTGATTCCGGATCGCGCCCGTCGGGATAACCCGTTACCACGATATCCAGCCACGAATCCCACGGCGGCGGCAGCTCAACAATGATGTCGTCAAACTCGTCATCGGCATTGTACAGATGGTTTGCAATAACGGTTCCCGTCCAGGTCACCACCCCGCCGTCGATACTGGTTTGCACCGGCATCTGCGTGAAGTGAAGCTCCTGCAGTTGCAGGCCACTGCCGCCCAGATTGATATTCATCCTGAACCAATTAAGGCCCCGGTTGAGATAGTTCCGGCTGCGCAGCCATTGCTGGAAAGCACGTTCCTGGTCAAGAGTGAAGATCCATGTCAGTGACCAGGTCACTTTCAGGTCGTCAGTAAGGTTCTGGAAGATAGCCGGGCCGACCGCTGGCTGATCGGTCTGGAACCCGGTATCGAGCGTCATGTTTTTGCTGGCCTTCTGCGCCAGTGGCAGCCAGTCGGGATAGTCGATAATTGGCATCAGCCCTGCCCCCTTGGCGTGCGCTTAACGTTCAAATTGCTGGTAATGGCTTGGCTTGCTGGTCCACCATTATTCATGTCAGCGATGAATGCATCGATGGTCCATGTACCGTCACTGCCTTGCGTAGCCTGAGCATCGACCGACGCTGAAGAGTAATTGTTGATATTCAAAATCACCCCGCCACCGCCTCCTGCAGTCATCTCCTTGTTGCTGATCACCCTACCATTGTCGCCCGGTATCATGTACTGCTTGCCGGTACTGGCCTGGTAAATCTCCGGCATACCACCTTCGCCGACCTGGTACATACCGCCAGCCGTCACCGGGCCGCCGTTCTTACGTTTACCGAGAAGATTCGCGCCAATAACGCCCGCTACCGCTCCGAGACCGATAGCCGCCGCCGTACCCATTGAGGCAATGGAGGACAGGATAGCCGCTGGAGTCCACGCCGCAGCAGTTGTCGCTGCCGCTGCTGTGCTGGTAGCGGTCTGCGTAGCCACTGCAGCCGTCTGCACAGCCGTAACCGTGCCGATAGCCGCCGTTTGTGCCGCCTGGCCCATGATGGCTGACTTAACCCAATCAATTCCCATCTGGACGAATGAGTTAACCACGCTGTTCAGGACCGTCATGCCTATACTGCGCATTGCATCGCTGGCACACATGCTGCCTGTTATGATTCCTGTCAGCGCGTTACTGGCTACAGAACCAAGAGAGTCGAAAGCCGCAGCCGCTGCCTGCGTGGCAGCATTCTGCTGCGCCCACTCTTCCCACATCGCCGCGTTACGCTGATCCCGGTATTGCTGTTCGATAGCAGCGCGCGCCGCCTCAGCCTCACCTATCTTCTGCGGGTAAAGCTGAGCATATTGCTGGATATCAGCAATGTCTTTCTGGTACTGGCTATCCAGCCCGGCGGTTTTACTGGTTTTGCCCTGGATGGCGCTGAACTTATTGGAAGCCTCTGTGCGCTCCCGTTCAGCCTTTGCCTGCTCACGCAGTGCGTTGGCATTATCCCAGGCTTTCCCGGCAAGTTGCCCGGCAAGTATGAGTTGATCCTGCGTGGCGGTATTACCGAGAGACTGCTGTGCATTAAGGACAGCCTGCGCTCGCGATAACTCACCAACACTCCCAGCTGACAGCTCTGCCTTCTGCCGCAACTCATCCAATTTTTGGTTAACAGTCTCCTGCGCTTTAGCGTACTGCTCCGCCTCTTTCTGAGCCTCTGATTTACCGCCTTTCGCTTTGCTGCCAGTAGCCGTGCCAGTGGTTTTAATCTCGATTGGCTTTGTGTTAGCGGCAGTCTGCGAAGCTTTGGTTACAGCAGCGAGATCTCCAACCAGCATGGCAGCTTTATTGCTCAGCCCGGCCAGTGCTTTGTTTTGTGCCTCCCAGCCGTCTAGCCCAAGCCATGACCAGGTCCGGGCCCGGCGGGTAAACATTTCCGCAGTACTGTTCAGATCAGAAATCTGTGCATCGGCAGAAATTGCCTTCCCGGCCAGCCTGTCGATCGCGGCTGTCAGTGAGTCAATCACAGCGACCATGCCTTGACTTGCGCCGGTCGCCTGATTTACAGAGTCAATCATCGACAGGAATGAGTTAGTCAGTGCGGTATTTGCCTGGGAAAGAGTGCGCGGAAGCTTCTCGAACTCAGCATTAACCGATCCGGTTTGCTTCTGGATAGCGTTGAGAGCATCTTCTGCCGTCAGTTTCCCGTCCAGCATCAGCTGTCGAAGTTCTCCAATGCTTACACCCATCCCGACGGCAATCTGGCGCGCCAGTTCTGGCATTTGCTCAAGGATGGAGTTAAATTCTTCAGCCCGTACAGTGCCTGATGAAATTGACTGACCGAACTGACGAAGAGCATTCGCCATTTCTTCGGAAGAGGATCCGCCGATACGCCCAATTTTTTGAAGAGTCTCGGTGAGCTGGATTATCTGGCCGTTAGTCGCGCCGGTATCGCGCAACGCCGTGCTGAGAGTCTCCCAGAGCTTTTCTGTATCCTGCAGCGAACCACCCGTTGCCGAACTGATACGCATCAGGCTCTGCATTGTCTGCGACGCTGCCGCAGCGCTACCGGTCAGACGCTCAATGCGCGCGTTTAACTGACTCATATTGTCAGCGGCAACGAGAAACGCCTTACCCCAGTCAACAACGAGTGACGCCGCAATAGCGCCGGCTACACGGTTGATATTGGTCTGCAGCTCATCCATCTTTTTGGCTGCATTCGTCGCGGAGTTGCCGATTGAGTCGAGTGACTTATTGGCCTTTCCCTGCGCCTTCAGCAAGCCAGAAACATCGGCCTCGATGTCGTAATAAATCTCGCCTGCTTTTTCAGACATCAGTTTTCTCCGGGCATAAAAAAACCCGCCGTAGCGGGTCAGGTTTTTGACTTGTGCCTATGAATCTCTTCCTTGAAGAAATCAAATGTCCCTTTATTTGGGTCAATATTCTTTCTACAAGTGGTGAAGTCTTTTGAAAGTTGACTTCCATCGCCTTGTTCACTTAACGATTTTTCGGTTAATTCGATGACAGCTTGTGATGCATCAGAAAGGCAATTTACTTGTTGCTTCGCGAATTTAGTTAAAGTCCATTGGATACCATAAATGCTGGTAGGTACGCCAAAAATGATACCTAAAGCCCAGATGATGGCCTTTTGCTTAGGAGTTAGCATTTTATAACCCTGAGGAGGAAAGTTCAGATTATTCTAATCTTTCAAACACAATTAATTAACTCCTACAATTCGCAGTTCAGGTTTTTAAAAGGTTACGTTCGCGCTCAATCATTGCCTTCCATCGACGATCATCATCATCCATAACCGCGTCATACTCTTCCCTGGTGAAGCCTTTCTGGTCCGGGTATTTGGCGTTCAGCATCATGGCGAATTCGGTCATGGTTAACTCCATCGCCTCTTCCTTGCTGATGCCAAAATGATTGCGGGCGGCCATGATATATTCAGTCGCATGAAACTCAGAAGTCGTTTCCTTACTTTCGTTCTTCTGCAGCGTCCTGACTCTGGCCCGTCCAATAATGCCATGCATCATCAATGACTGGGCTATCAGAATGAGGTTCTCAGGAGGTAGCGAACCGCGGTGCCATACAAATGTACGTCGTCCAGTACGGGATAGCTCATGCCATCCAGTAAGCTCAGAAACATCCTCATCGCAGCAAGACTGGATGACGTTGATCGCTGATAGAAGCGCCTCACGCACAAACGCGGCAGAGGCTGCTGCATCGAGCGCCCATTGTGGCAGGGAAACGTCACCGAAATAGTAAGCGTAGAATTTGCGCTGATGCTCAGGTATAGCGCTGTGAATTTCGCGCGCTGCCTTAAGCATCTTCGCCACGTCGTCATTGAACAGCGCATAGAAAGTCCTGACGATATGGCCTGGCTCGCCGATCCGAGTCATGTTACGGAACGATGGACGGAAGAAGTATTCTCGCTCACCAGCACCTATCACGCACTCGCCTATCTCTTTCAAAGGTGTCATATCGTCCTCCATAACCAGTATCAAGGGCAGCACGCCGCCCTTTGTAGTGATTACGGCGCGGCAGTTACGGTAACAGCGCAAGTGTCAGTAAAGTCACCGTCCGCCGTAGTTGCCGTAATAGTCGCGGTACCAGCAGCAACGGCAGTAACCAGACCGGTTGAAGTGACTGTCGCGATGGAAGGTGCCGAGGTCGTCCATGTGATCGACTTATTCGTTGCATCAACTGGCTGAACTGCGCCGCTGAGTTGCTGGGTTGCCCCGACGACCAGAGATGCAGTTGCCGGGGTTACTTCCACACCAGTGGCTGCGATGGAATCAGCAACTTCAAACACAACGGTGTCAGCGTCGTAGACTTTCCACTCGCCGGAGAAGGTTGAGATATCGTTGGTACCGAAATCAGCGGACCATGAAGTGGTGTTCATGAACCCCTGGATATAGGTACCGGCGTTCTCACCCGCGAAGTCAAAGCGGACCCAGAGATTCGGCTGCCGACCAGCCTGGACTTCATCGAAAATATATTTCGAAAGCCTGAAAGCGCCGATCTCGTTGTCTTTATCAGACTTTCGGAGCTCCCCTTCACCGGAGATCGTCAGATCCATATTGTTGACCAGGTTTTCCACCAGTCCTTTAGCATCATCTGCCTCAGAGTTGATGGTGTTCATCGAATAGTCGATGCCCTTGGTCGTCATAGCGCCGAGACGCTTCCACTCGGAAAGCGCGGGCACTGCGTCGGGGCAGCCAAAGGCCATGCGTAGCACAGCTACTTTCCCGATCAGCTTGCCAAAATCATTAGCACAGCCTTGCATGTGTACCTCTCAAATAAAAAAGGCCGCCTGATGGCAGCCTGATGGGTTGGTGATGGGGTTATTCGCCGTAGACGCACATGAACTGGAGCCGGAAGACCAGGCGGCCCTCTTCGGTCAAGATAGGCGCAGGCATATTGCCGAGGTTTTGAATCAGGCCAAGGCATTCGTCGGTAATGTCGTTTTGTTCGACATAATTGATGATTTCCTGAGCCTTTTCTGCTGCTGCACGGCGCTTATCCTTGGCAGAAATGACATCCACCAGCACGTAGTGATCAGATCCGAGGTCATTTCGGATGTCGGTACCGCCATTAGGTCTGAACACTATGAATGCGTCGGTTAACTTCTTTGTGTCATCCCACGCCAACAACTGAACAATGAAGCCAGTGGTAAGCCCGGCATCAACGAAGTAGTTACGCGCGCGCTCATACATGGCTGGTGTCATACTGAAAGCTCCTTGCGCATTACGGCATCAATCTGGCTGCGGGTGTCTTCAAAGCCTTTGGTGAGGAACTCTTTCTGCGCGGTGGCGCGGCGGAAGGTTTGAGGAACATTCGGATCGTGAACGAACACAGCGTAGTTCGCGGTGTATCCCACCCGACCTGTCAGCCGAACGCCGTTGTTAATCAACTCCCGATACTGGCTATTAAGCAGCGTTGAGGTGTCGATAGGCGTATAAAGAGCAGCCTGTGAGCTGCCGATTATCATTGCTGACTGAAGCGCCCGTACAACCTTTCGCCCTTTCACGTCGTTGATGATGCGGTTGAGCCCGGCTTTCGACTGCTTAACGCCGCGCACTTTGATACCCATGGTTGTCTCCAGGCAATAAAAAACCCCGCCTGAGCGAGGTTTGATTTCATTTAAAGATGAATCAAAAAGGGAGCATTGCGCGGATTTCAGTGTGCCACTTATGAAAGGCAGGCAGGTCATCTAATAACCAGAATCCAAATCCAATCATTACAACGCCAATAATCATTTGAGCAATAACGCTGAACCAGTATTCAATAGGCTTGCTGTCTTTATGGATGTACTCCTTTCGCGTCGTCCCCTTAAATGTCTTTGTATAGACACCTCGTCGCAAAAAGATAATCGACTGAACAAACGCAAAGGGGCCGGTCAGAAAAATTCCACATACCGCAAGCCAATATTGAAATCCCATCACCAATCATTCCAGTTAACGTTTTGGGCCATTATTGCACAGGTTTATCAAACTCCCGTCAGGATGGCGTAATCATCCGCCGCTCGTTCGAACGTGTCTGCGTAACGGATAACCTGACGCACCTCATCGGCACCGGCGACAACCGGGTCGGCTTCAGTCGAAACACCAATCAGCAGGTAATCACCCGCGGCCGCCAGCGCGAACTCAGTCCAGACAGTGTTCTTAACGACGATTTCTGCACCCAAGCTGGCTAACTTCTTGCTGAGCCCGCCCTCGTAGTCACAGAGGATTTGCTCAGGTTCCGCATAGCCCAGCGGGTCGCCGTATTCGTCATTGCCTTCAAGCTTGCGCCAGATGGTCGCCGTCGCGGTATAGCTCCAGTTTGCTACCGATGACATCAGCCCTCCTTCCAGCGCAGCACTTTCGCGCCGGTCGCCCGAATGCGCGGGCAGTTGATATGCCACTCGCCGTCCGACTTCACGTAGCCGGTAGTCTCCCGCCCGGTGTCGGTCATCACCCAGACGCGGGTAAACGAGCGCGGCAGGCCGTGCTTAACTGATTTGTACGTCATCAGCAGCCCCCGACCACCAGGAAAAGGCCCACGCTGTTACCTGCGCTGATTGGCAACTCACTGGTGCAACCGCTGGTATCGAGACGGGCCAGCGAGTCGCGCAGCCATGTGATGCTGTCGTCGCCATATTCAAACGAACGGGACGCACCAGACGGTGCACCCTGCGATTTGATGCGGCGCGCACCGGAAGACGTAGCCATCAGCGCGGCGGCATACATCAGGATCAGCTTCGCGTTGCACTCGTCATAACCAGCACCATCAAGGCACGGGATAATTTTGTTGACCGCGCAGAGAATCGGATCCAGCAACGCCATGGGAATGGTGTAACCCAATTCACCGAGGTACGCCTGCACGTCTGCCGCTGTGATTGGGTCAGCCATGGTTATTTCGCCTTCTTGATTGCTTCCGCCAGTGCTGCTTCGGCTTCGTCAGCGCGTTTTGTTTCTGCTGCCAGCGCGTCGGCATGAGCCTTGTCTTTAGCTTCACCATCGGCGATTAGCTTTTGGTTCTGCTCCAGTGCGTCGGCGAGCTGCTTTTGCAGGTCAGACGAATCAACTGTGGGTGCTGAAGGTGTTGCCACCTCAAACACTAACTTCTCGCCTTTCTTCTTGTCTGTCTCCTTCGCCTTGCCTGTGTTAATCCAGCGCTCAGCTGTTGCATCGTCCACATCCACCACCGAACCAACCTCCAGTTTGCGGAGGTTGGCACCGGCGTGCAGGTTACTTGCCACGATTTCTACCAGTGCCATAATTTATCCTTAGCTTGATGCGTGAATTACGGAGTATTTGTTGTTGATGTCCTGCTTGACCATCAACCCCATTGCACCCCAGGTGCGCCAGATGTAGTCGCTGTTGTACTCCGGCCGCGGAGATGCAACGGTACCGATAGCCTGTCCGACGATTGGAGCGATGACGCCTGCACTCAGTGGAACGATGACGATTTCGTTACCTGTGAGCTGGCTGTCTTCTTTAATCGCTGCAACACCGGTCAGTTTCAGGATTTCATCCATGATCGTGCCGGACTGGAAGTTGTCGGAGAAGTAGCGTTCCAGGTTGGAGATGATTTCGCCGGATACATACCAGGTCTGCTCTGCATACTGATTGTTTACGCGACGCATCTGATCACGCAGTGCGATTGCTCCAGCGCGGATGTCCTGAGACGTTGCTGTGCCAGAGGTAAAATCGATGTTCAGGCCTGAAGCGCCAAGGTCGATCTGCGCTACGCGCTCATCGTCACGCAACCCTTTCCAGGTCAGACCGTCAAACACTGCGAAGTTGCCAGCTTTGTCGCGGAAGCCGTTGAAGATGTAGTCAACGTAACGACGCTGAACGTCTTCAACCGAACCACGCTGCGCATCAGCCTGCGATTGCAATGCCTGCGGGCTGTTGAAAATTGGATCACGCCATTCGAACTTAAAGCCCGAGTCGTGGATAGGCACCATGGTGCCATCGAAGGAATAGCTACGAGCATCGAGTGCCGCGCCGACCTGTCCGGACATGGAAGTGTGAGCCCAGCCGCGGCCACCGGTACGAGCGTAGTCGTAACGAGACTGTTCGATTCGAACGGAGCGAGAAAGCGGCATTAGATCGTTCAGCAGAGTGAACTCGGTATTCGGCTCGAACTGCTGAAGAACAGTTGTGTCGAAAGCGCGATACAGGCGACGAATATCGTCAACTGCGTTCACCGCATCGAGATAAGGAGCGTTTTCTGCATCGCCACGGAACTGAGTGCGCGCCAAGAAATCCGCTGCTGCCTGAGCACTGGCGTTTCGCTCAATTTCAAGAGCGCGCCATTGCGCCTGATTTACCGCGAGGTTACCGGTCTTTTCACCGATAGACTTGGAGAATACAAACATATCCGCTCCTTATTTGATTACGACACGAAGCAGATCACCTGCCGCCGCTGTGTATGATTTGTCTTCCTCGACGTAGCAGCGCACTGACTCATCGCCAGCAGCCACCTTGACTCGACCATTTGCAATAGAGAGCGCCTGTCCCTTGGTGTAGGTGCCGGTTGCTGCACGAACGTTTAAGAACATGCCGGGCAAAGGTTGAATGCCTACCACCAGCTCGCCAGCAGGAATAGGGTCATCCACTGACAGGCAGCGCAGATAGTCTTTGTTGGCCACGTAGAGAATTGCAGCTTCATTACCATCAACTGAGGCCGTGAATTTGTCCGTTGCGCTGAAGAAGCCAATGGTTCCAGGAGGGGTTGATGCCGCAGCTGCGCCTTCACGGTTAAGAAGCGGATTGGGGAACACGCCGCCGGCGTGGATGATATGCTTTCCGTCTTTAGCCATTTTTTACTCCGGCATTTCGCTTACTGATTGGGTGTTAGTAGCCTGATGGCGGAATGCACCGTTCAGACCGAAAGATGTGTGGCACTTGGCGTACATGGCGTCGAGCGCCTTTCCGTCAAGATCTGCGACTTCTTCATCGCTCATGTTCATCGCCAGCTTCACAGCCGCGCGCTTTTCGCCTTTCTCTTTGTCGGCGTTCGCGTTCAGGCTGTTGAAAACGACGTCCACGCGATCGGCAAGTTTCTGCGCCCACGCTGGCATCTCTTCGTTATTGGTGGCCTGCTCTTTTTTCTTGGGCTTGCCGGTTTCCGGGTCGATTTCTTCATCGCCTTTTTTCTTGGCGGTGGTTTCTTCGGCCTTCATCTGGTTGTATGCGTCCATCAGCTCGGCGTCGGACTTGCCTTCAGTCGGCTTACCAGCGGCTTGCAGCGCATTGATAATCAGTTCTTTCATCGGATCGTTCTCTCCGTTGGTTTTAATCTCGTACTCAGTGGGTTTGCGCACGACTTCTACAGGTTCGCCGACGAACACGGCCTTGCCGTCGTCATCGATGAGGTACTTCTGCTTCAGGTATTTGGTGTCATTGCGGTAGATGAAGCTGTCCGGCCACACCGTTTCAGGCCAAAGCCACTTATCTTCGGCGTCACCCTCGCGCAGCTTGTCGCTGATAGCGCGGGAGATGTCGTCGAAAGAGAAGTTAGAGGCATTGGTGAAGAAGAATTTGGTCTTGTTGATCAGGCCGTCGCGGGTGCAGTCGATACCATCAGCCAGGCGGGCAACTTCAATCTGTTGCTCATCGCCTTCTGAGTTAACGAAGATGCCCACTCCCTCTTCCGGGGTGCCGGCACCAGGCTCATCAAGTAACACCGCCACATGGTCAAACATCATGTTGGTGGCGATTTCGTTGTACTTTTTGCCCTTCGACTCGCCGTTGGCGGCGATACCGGAATACAGCAGGCCAGTGGATATGTGGATCGGGTCGGAGTTGGTACCGTCCAGCATCTCATCCAGGCGGTTAATCAGGCGCTTGCCCTTGTCGCTCGACTCGGCGTACTGGCGATTAACGTACATGTCGCCCGTTACCTTCCCGTCGTTGTGGCTGACGTTCTGCAGCCAGGCACCGACGTGGTACTCATTCACCGCTCTGACATCGCGCGCCGAAACATGCTTGCCATCCACTTTAGGGTGGCCCAGCGGCATCGGGTTACGCTCAAGCGTGTTGTAAGCCTTTTCGATTTCTGCTGCCGGGTACAACTTCCGGTTCATCACGATATCGTCCACGACAGGCGTGATGCCGCGAACCACGATATGTGGCTTGCCGTCGATGGTTTCAGTGGTGATGTTTGAAGCGGAGTTGACGACGGTCAGCACGTTAACGCGGTTGCGTTTCATGCTGGGTCCTCGATGGTGGGTTTAAGGCAATAAAAAAGGCCGCGATAGCGACCTTAAGAAGGTTAATCCAATCCCCATTGTTTAGGGTTTTCGTATGCAAATTGAGGAAGTCTTACCAATGTAAGAACATCGTTCGTATGACCAGTTTCAAACAACCTGACATTAGTAACCAATCCATGAGCGCTTACCTGTCTGAACGGGTCGTTTTCAATGGCATCAATTATCTGCTCTCGGCTGATCTCGACTGATGCACCAGATTGCACATCCTTAACGACATCATCGATGCTGACATAAATCTCTTTGCCCCTATTCCTGGAGTTTGCATTCCAGAGCGAAATAAAAACACGCCTTCCGACTTCACGAATGTCCACGCTATCCCCCTTAGTTGGAGGTTCTAGCTTAATCATGATTTTTCGCTTGTCCACTGCTGACGCTCTTTTTTCAGCTTATCCGCCAGGCCATCGTTGAATATGCTGCCGTCGTCGTTGAGCAGCACCGGAATCTGGCTGCAGTAGCAGTTGTAGCGGTTGCCGTTCTCGGCGTAGAAGTCCCGCACCTCTTCGGTGGTGTAGACCTTGCCGTGACGGCTGGCGTGCCAGTTGCGCGTCGTTGGCTTGAGCGCTGACAGCCACAGCAGGCCGGTATTTAGCCCCAGCCTGTGGGCTGCCCAGTCCGTTTCGTTCCATTGCGCCTGTCGCAGCGCGCCGACCTGCTCAGTCTGAGCGATGGTCTTCGCCTTCGACATCGACACATCAAGGCGCTTGCTGATGACGCTGGCCGTCTCGCGAGGATTCACGCCGCGCGCTACCGCATCCGTGATGATGTTGGTCAGATCGCCACGGGCTGTGTCGCTGATGACCTTCCAGTCACTGAATGTTGTCAGCCTGGCCGCCGCAACCTGATTAAGGTGACCGGGACTGCTTAAAAGCTGCTGTAGCGTTGTCTGGCTGGCGTACACCTGCGACTGCTGCGAGAGGTTATTGAAAGCCTCCAGCGTGCCGCGCTGCGCTTCTGCGACGACGTAATCCATCGCCCAGAGGTTTTGCTCGCCACCTTCAAGGAGGTAATCGTCGAGAATGCCCTGCACCGCTTCCAGCAGGTCCGCCAGTTCCTGCGCCGTCATGTCATAGATGAACTTACCGGCGTTGACCTGGTAGAGCCGTATGTCCGCGCCGCTGTCGTGGCATAGGAAGTGCCAGTTGTGGCTGTTTGCCTCCCGCTCTCGCCCGGTCAGGCGCTCGTCGAACAGAGCTTTCAGCGCAACCTTAATCGCGTAATACCGAGCCTCAATGTCGCGCTCCATCCTGCTGACGGACTTACGCGACATCGTGGGATCAACTTTCGACCGTGGTATTACCGGACTTTTCGGCTTCTGATTCTGGGTCGGCCAGTGGATCAGGCTTTGGCTTGTTGCCATCTGGTGGCACCTCATCATCAAGTTCAGGCAGGGCTTGCAGTTCGCCCGCCGCGCGAATCTCATTTTCTGTGATAGCTGAGCGTCCAAAGGCGTTCGTGGACTTCACGGCTACGTCGGCGAGCTTGTCCATATTGGCAATCTTCTCTGCCTGGCTCGGCGCCAGCAGATCAGACCATCCGACGGTAATTTCCTCACCTGCCGCTGGAGGGATAAAGCCAAACTTCCAGAATCGGGTAACGATGTCCGTTATCAGGTCTGTCAGGAATCCTGTTCGCCTGCTCATTCTGGTCTTGGCCCAGTCCTTCGCATCCTCGGTACTGGCCCGCTCTCCCGTCTGCATTCCTACCAGGACTTTGACCGGGATCGGCACGGTGGCGCAAAACTCATTCAGAATGGTTCGCCACGTGGGTTCAGGATCTGCCGCTGCAACCGAAAGCACGCTGACATCGCCCTCCTGCATCATCACAGCGCTATCAGAGCTGTCGTTAAGGCGTCGCACCTGCCCATCAAGGGCTTCGGATAGCTGAGATTCGGAAACTCCAAGAGCTTTAGCCAGCGCTGAGAAGTTTGTTTTGGCGCTAAAGTTGAAGTTGAGCTGGCGGCTGGCGTTTTTGAAGAACCCCTCGGCGGCACCGCCGGAGACCTTCTCGCTGTCCATGATTTTATGGAAACCGGCAGCAAGCATTGATTCGCCAGAGTAGAGGCGGCCATCATCTGATCCTTCAGCAAGGATAATAACGCGGTCAGGGTGGACGTTGATGATACGCCCGGGCTGACTACCAGCTTGATGTTGTACCGGAATTTCAGTAAACGAGTACATGGTGATGTCACCGTAGTTCTCGCTGCTCTGATCATCGTTGTAAGTGACAGGCTCAATCTGTGCCTCCCACACCGGGATCAACTTAACTAACGCCTTTTCCTTCTGCCTGGCAGTAACTATCTTATCGACCGGCTTATCCCAGGTCCGGTTATCCTTTACCTGGATCAGCAGCGCAGAGTAGCGCCCCACGAGGTTGCGCTTGTCAGCACCTTTAATCTGTTTCCAGCAGCGCTTGAGCAGTTTGTTTACGCGCTTATCCCAATCAGTTTGCTGGGTGGCATCCTTCGTCTGGTCACCTTCGTAAACATCCGGGAAGTCCTCCCAGCATCCATCGACCATTCGGTTAACCGCAGCGTTCGCTATCGCATTACGGCTGTAGGCCCGGAAAAAGTCGTCGAACGTCAGGTTCAGAGGATAGCCAAACTCCTGATACAGACGCTGTCGCTTTGTATTACTGGTGCCATTGAACAGAGCGTTAACGTAGCGCATACGGTCATGATCGAGGCTGGCATTTTCGGCAAATTGTTTGTTCATTTCGCTTTCGTTCACGGTTTCCTCCGTCAGCGCGAGCGCACCAACATGCCGAGTGATTGTGGTTCTGATAGTTCGGTTAATGCGTAAACCGCAGCGTCGAGGCGGTCAGGTGATTTTTTCGCAGTGGATGGCACGTATTCCATGAATTGGTTTTCGACTTCGTACAGACTGCCGCGGTGAGCTACACGCCCCTGGGCATACAGAGCAGATATCGGTTCTGCTCGGGCATACTTGCCTTTACTGGCATGCACACGGATAACGCGACCGGTAAACCCGGCGTTTCGGAGAGTGTCCTCTGCCATATCGCCGCCCTGGTTGGTTTCAATGACGATCGCATCAGCTTCATGCTGTACATAGGCATCGATAGCTTTCGTAGCCCAACCATTAGGTGAGTATTTGCCGCTGTAATCAGCATCAAGGCTGTATTGCCGCTCATCACCGCTGCCGTAAACGCTCGCAACAGCGATACCGGACTCGTCGCTCTCTTCGCTGTTTGTCGCTTGCGGGTCGATTGCGACGACCGTACGGGAGAGATCCTGGGTGATCCGCATCGCGTGTGCGGCGCTGATCATTTCCTCGTTCCACAGCGCCCCCTCCGCGTTGAAGCGTTTCGGGTTCTGCATGTACTGGGCTTCGGCGGTGCGCCGGTGAGAAAACAGCGATACGCGGTGCGATTCGTTGTGCTTAAACGGCCACAGCCAGCCATCAGGTAAGCCGTGGTCAATCGGGATAGCGTGGGTATTTTCCGGATAAGTCTCTTCGTAACTGCGGCTGCTATCGATGAGAACAGGCAGATTCAGGTGGTGCCACTTCTCACCACTCCCACCCCGCAGCAGATAACCGCTCAGGTCGTGGTAGTGGATCCGCTGCATGATGACAATCATCGGCGTCGTCTCGATCGCCAGTCGTGATTTAATTGTCTCGTTAAAGCGGTTGTTAACACCGTCGCGGACGATCTCTGAGTAAGCGTCATCTGGCTTAACCGGGTCATCGATAATCAGCGCGCCCTGCCAACCCGGCTCCATGTGTCCTGCACGAAAGCCGGTAACCTGCCCGGCAGCTGACGACGCATAAACGCCGCCGCCGTGCTCAGTCCACCACATGGCCTTGCTATCAGCGTCATCGCGCAACGACATCGGCCACATCGACTGGTAGGCCTGCGACTTAATTATGCCGCGCGCGGTTGAGGAGTTCAGCAGCGCCAGGTTGTGCGAATAGGACAGGTGCATGAAGCGGGCCCGGCAGTTCAGCGCCAGTCCGCGGCCCATCATATTGATTGTAGCCAACTCCGTTTTCGTGTACCCAGGCGGGACGTTGATGATCAGGCGCTGAATCTCACCATCAATAACGCGATCCAGTGTTTGCTGAATCACCTTGTGGTGCGGCGCGACAATCATCTTGCCGCCGGTGCGCTGCTTGAAGAAGTAACGAGCGTAGTAGAGCCCATCCTCTTCGCATTCAACCTTCCGGGCGTAAGCCTTTTGCTCAGCAGTCGTCATCCTCCAACATCTCCCGCCGGGCAGCCTTGTACTCTTCTTTGGTCAGCGTCGCCATTTCAATTGGCCCGCCGTTCTTGCCTGTATGCTCATGAGTAGCCTGCTCTTTAAAAGCCATAACATCTATGTGCTTCCCGAGAAGCTCGAGGTTTTTGACTTTATCCGGCCACTTAATTTTCTTAAGCAGCCCGACCATCTGTCGCTCTTCTCCGCGGCCTTCGAACATCTCAGCCACATCGAAGCCGCTAAGATATCTCCGCCAGGATGAAGGCCACTCGCTTACTGGCTTCAGGCTCATATCGTCTTTGAGGATGTCGAGCACGTCCATTTGGTCAATCTCAACCAGACGATTCAGGACGTATGTCGCATTTATGCCAACCAGATCATTGCGTTGAGCTTTAAGTTCGGCAATTCTGGACTGGATGTCAGGTTTTGACAGGTTTTCGGACGCGGTGCGGTTAGCAGTCTTAGCGCTGTACCCCGCCCGAATAGCCGCCTGCGTGGCGTTTAAATCGATGAGGTACTCGCGACAAAACATTTCTTGTTTGTCGGTGAGTGCCATTTTAATACCTTTGGGAGATGCTGATGGGCAACGTGAAAATTTACGCTGGATTAGTTAACGGCGACCTTATGCCAATCATTGAGGATAGAACCTCTGAAGAAATCGTTACTGCCTTCACAGGTGATGACACTGGCGCGCCACCGACATCTGTGACGATTGAGGTGATTACCGAAAGTGGTTCAAAAGTCAAAATTTACATACCAAATAGTTCAGCTCAGGCAAGTGTTTCAGTGGACGGAGAACGAGTTTAAGCTACAACAGTAAACCGCTGCTGAAGCACGCCCCAGTCCTGTTTTGCCATTTTTTCCTCTGGATCTTAAAAATTAATACGTGGATATTGTTCATAACAATCACCGAGTTCATAGATATAAATCCACTCATCATTGGCGGTGACTGTCATATGTCAATCTTGAGAAACTTAATGCAAAGGAAAGGCTATGTCAGATGTAGAGAATAGAATTGCCCATCTTGAAGACATTGTTGCAAAGATGCAGTTGGATGCACACGCATCTCGTATTGCCATTACGGTTTTATCTACCGCACTCAATAGCCTTGTGGATAAAGACACAAGCCTAGGGGATTTGTATCTCGAAGGAATAGCTCAGGGAGCCAAGATCGAGTTTGATCATCCAGTGCCCGAAGGTTATCAAGATAAGCTTGACCAGGAGGTTGCAGCTCTCCTTGGGACGCAAAAATAACCTTTGCCGAAGCCGCTTTTAGAGTGGCTTCGCTTATACTACCCCTTCAACCATATCTACTGTCTTATCCTTGATAGCGGGATATTGCCATTACGATGAGCCTTCCCATGGTGATAGCAATAAAAAACCGCCCGGAGGCGGTTAGTAGAAATTTGCTTTCGCTTGAATTTCACAAGCTCTTCAGCAGGGTAACCCTGAAGCGGCGGCTGACTAATGAGTTCTTTTTCCAGTTTAACATTTTATCCATAGATTTTTTAGTCATAGAGGCTCCTTTTGCGTAGAGGTAAGTTGAGGTAAAACTAATTAATTCAGCTATAACGAAGTTTGACAAAAAGACAAGTGCGCCACCACTTGCACCAACAATAACGAAGGTTAATACCAACCTCAAAAGACAGCCGCCGCCTATTTCTAGTTCCTTTATAGCGCAAAATCTATCATGGGGGAATACCATGCATCCACATTATCGAAGCCCCTCAGTGAAGAGCCTCTGTAATGCCGATCAGCCAATCAGCAATTCTGGCTGCGTTACCTGCATGATGTGCTCATGCTCGGCCGCCAGAACGCGCTTCTCTTTCTTCCGCTCGTTCATCAACCGGCTGCCGATCGTGCCTTTCAGCTTTGAGCGCGTTTCTTTAATGGCGTAGCGGTGCTGCATTTCTTCACCCATCGCCATGCGTCGGTTTAGCTGCTCGGCCATCCAGTTAAAGGCGGCGATGTATTGCTCTTTAATCGCGGTCGCCATCTTCCCGGTAAAACCCATAACAAGCATCATCCAGCCATCTTTCGTGATGTTGTACATCAGGCGCATTTCACCTTTCTTATCGAGGTATTCAACGGGCTCAAAATTGAGCCGGTTAAAATCAGGGGAGCAATCTGACTCCAGCCGCTTGATAGTGCGAAGAACGTTTTTATGCGCCTTGCCGAAATAGCGGGCGATCTTCATGGACGTTGTGATGACCTTTCCGTTAGATGGCAAAACCATTTCTCGGAAGTCGAAGGCCGGAATAACTAACGGATTATTCATAGCGTGTACCTTTCTTTGAGATGAACCTTTGCCGCATAGGAAATCAGCCCGTCGAGGCTCGCCAGCACTAACTGACTTCCTCAAAGGCTCATTTCAAAGGGTTTGGTTCGACGTGGTTTGAATGCGCTGCGGTGCGCGGTGAAATTCTGATACAAAAAAACCCCGGCGATTGCCGAGGCCTGGGATGTTTTAATTTGCTTAAAGGTCTGGACGTTCGTCTGCCATAAGACCTCTGATGATTGTTCACTTAAGGCACTGCTCTTTGATGTAGTCCTGCAGGTAGCCGACCTGTTTCGTCACTGTGGCGATTCGCTCTCTGAGGGTGAAATAATCCCGTTCAGCGGAGTCAGTAAGTCGGGGGCTGGTTGCATCGCCCAGGCTGCCGGTGCCGGTCGCTCCGTTAGCGGGACATTTTGCGTTGAGCTGCAGCCGCTTACGGCCAGCAATGACATCGCTATGCAGACGCTCAATGGTTTCTTTCGCATCAGCCAGTTCTCCGGTGTATTTGGCATCCAGTGCAGCAACATCGCGCTGGCGGATCTGCATGTCTTTGATGGTGGCGTTCGCCAGGCTGAGTTTCTCAGTGGCCTTATCGCGCTGGTCTTTATAAACGATGGCGTTGTCTCGGTAGTGGTCAATCGCCAAGGCCATGGAAACCAGCAGACAGATAACGACAGCGCAGATGATTGCAGTTAATCGGCTCATTTCTGGCCCCACTCGCAAACTTCCCGCTCAATCTCACGACGGGTGATCAGCCCCTTCCACTGCTTGCCACCGGCATATGTCCAGCGCTGCAGTTCTTTGCAGGCGCCCGGCACATCACCGGAGTTCAGCTTCTTCAGCAGCGTGGAACTGGCGAAGGCACCAGAGCCAACGTTGTAGGTAAAGGAGTAAAGTGCGGCACGGGTAGGCTCAGGGATGCGAACCTTGATCAGCGGGTCGATGGCATTAGCCACTTTTCGCAGATCTGCCTTCAGTAGGTTGTCACATTCTTTATCGGTGTATCTGTGACCGCGGCGAATGTCAGCGCCGGTATGCCCATCGCAAACAGTCCAGACACCAACGACGTCTTGATAAGCGTAATAGCGTCTTCCTTCAAGTCCATCCGCATTGCCCAGCATCACAGCTGCAATAGTGATTGCGCTGGCTCCGCCAACAACGGCGCCCACCAGCTTATTTCGGAGTGTCGGGTTCATCTCGGCTCCTGCTGCGGCGGTTGTCTTCGCGGATTTTGAAATAGAGATTCGTCAGATACGTCAGTACAGCGATGATGATGCCCACCAGCACGCCGATAGCGTTCCACTGCTCGGGACTATAGGCATTCAGCATGCCGTTTAGGATGCTACCGGCTGAAGCGCCGTAAGCAGCACCGGTGGTTAGTTTGTCCATGCGATACATACTCTCACCTCGCGTAGTTAGCGGGTGCTGTGTGTTTGAAAAGGGTCAGTCCGTCGGGACGATTTAACAAGAAGGCGTGTCGATGATGGTTCCTGGAGCCTGAAATAAAAAAGCCAGCGACAGGCTGGCAATGTGAGGGTAAGGCAATGAGCAGGGTATCATTTAGAACCAAGCGACCTATAACCTAGCTAAACAGATGACATTTGTGTAAAAAGATGACATCAATCAGCAGGTGTCCATCGTGAAATACATTCGGCTAATTTTAAAGCTCATAACAGCATCACTTTATGTGTTTCTGGTTGTTTTTGGCTCTGGATTTGTAGGTTCGAGTACAGCCAATGCAATTAATCTTGAAACACTTAACCTAAATTACTCATTAATCGCAAAGAACTCGGCTGTATACGCACTCTGCGCAACTGGTGCGACATTAGTTGTTCCACCTGTCCTATATTTAATCCAGCATTATGTCTGGCCAGTGTTGAAGTTTATCGGCTTGAAGATTCGCTTCTTCTTCCATGGATACTAAAAGGCTCGCAGCTGGCGAAGCATCGCTTATTTTTTCCGTTACAGCGCTAACTCTTCAATAATTCATAAATCGCCAGAAACAAAAAGCCCCACGGGGTTAACCGCAGGGCTTTAAACGAAGGCAATAACCCATCGTTAGAGGAAAATTACCACAGATTCGGGAAAAGTAAATAGCTCACGATAAAATAACGCCCTATTATGTTATCTGTTTCAGCAGCGCATCAGCCCACGCCTCTTCGATATCAAACTTTGAGATGAGCTGATCGTAAAATGGCTTAACTGACTTCTTCCAGGTATCGAGGCTGATTGCATCCGTTACCTGACACACCGCAGCGTAAGCCTCAGTTGATGGAATTCGTTCATACCCCCGCCCGCTGCAGCGCTTGCAATCGGCCATAACCGGAATACCCTGCTGTTCTGTAAGGGCCTGATTAACGGCTTTCCCGCGTCCATGGCAATCTTTACAGGCACAACTTACAACCTTCTTGCCCTTACATTGAGGGCAGAGAACGCGCGCTACTTCCCTGACCTCTCTTCGCACCTCATACTCAGAAGGGCGCATATTTTCGACACCCATACTCAGCGACATCTTCACGAACTTCTTCTCTTTTGCCGGAGTGTGAGACTTCATGCTGAAAACCTCAGCGTCAATAAACCCTTCCCCATTGCAGCCATCGCACTGCTTCACGCTGGCGGCGCTGCGGGAATAGTCCTCGAACGCGAAGGTGGCCAGCTGATGCATCACCAGTGGCTTAACCCCGGCATCCAGTTTGCGCAGTGCAGCCACCCGATCGCACCTGGTCAGCGCATACTTGGCCAGCAATTCGATCGCCCTCTCCCGGTCATTGTTGCTGATACCCATCTTCCCGAGAAAGGCGCTGTATCCCAATGCTGCCCGTTCTTGTGTCATACCCATAGCGGCCATGATATCCGTCCCGGTTAATGAGTCTGACGCAGTAGCTCGCGGAGAGTCGCTAATCATTGTCGATTTGGCGAAGTGATATTTGAGGGTATTTTCAAGATTCATGTGGTCTCCAGCTCGGTAATGGTGAGTTCTAATTTCCCGCCCTTAACGACATGCATTTTCACAACGCGATAGTCGACAACCTGGCAGTCATCCAGCCAGAACCCCGCCATGGTTAAAGCGTCAAAAGCTGCCTTCTGCAGGTTATCCAGATCACGGCGCCGGCGGTCGGGCATATAACATTCAATTTTGATTTTGAGTGGTGCAGCCGTTCGGATATTAAGCCGGGCGCTTCGAATGACACTGGCGACCGCATAGCGATACGCTACGCCATCAGCGCTAATGTGAGTGCGCCCGCGGTTGTGCCGGTAATACCGGTTGTTGCTCGGCGGCCAGGGCAAAGTGATTTGATATGTCTTCACGTTCACCCCCACATCCAGTTTCGCCAGCGGCTGTCCGGGCGCGCTGGTGTATTTGAGGTCGGCAAGAATGCACTGACAGTCCAGGTCACGTAATCCGGGTTAAGGCTGCGCTCAACTCTAACACCGCGCGCTTTGTAACGCTTAACCAGTTCGTCGGCCTGCTCGGTGCTGCATTCGGTATGATGGAACCAAGTCTTCTTCATCCCCATCACCCCGCGAAGCCAAGCAGCTGCGCGGCGACATTTTCGGCCTCATCACGACTGCGGAATGAACAGGACAGGACCCAGCGCCAAAGAACATCGAGCGCAGCTTTATAGAGCTGCTGGAACTCGAGCTCGTCCATGTTGGCAAACGAGATGCTGCGTGGATGCTTTTTGAGTGTGCCGTCAGGTAGCTGAATAGCATCGTAGTGCCCTGCCTCGACGATCACCCAGGAGCGGTAAGCATCGAAGGATTTGCACAAGCTAATACCATTCGTGACGCGCCGGTAAGCAACCTGCTCAAGATACTGCTCAGCAGCATCGATCAGCGCGCCCTCATTCCCGCCATACGAAGCCAGGAACTTGGCGTAGCCGGTAATCAGCTTCCGCTCGTTACTCGAAATAGCCCCGCCTGTTGGTTCCCAGTATTCAAAACCGAGATTAAGAAGCGCGAAAAAGCGTCGATGGAATGCCGGGTTACGTACCCGCCTGAACTCGGCAACAAGAACATCGCCGAGCCGGGTTTTGGATTGCAGGATATCGCTGGTCTCGGGCGTAGCCGGGATCAGTATTCCTGAGTGGTGTTTGATAAGTTGTAATTCTAGCGCCATGGTTTTCTCCGTGGCGCATCAGGTATAGGGTGTTCAGGCCTATGAAAGAATAATATCAGACGGTGGTGTAATTCGGTACCCAAGCCGTTTGGCAAATTGCATGAACCCGTTGAGAGTGAAGATTTCTTCCTCTTCGAGTAACGGTCGTAATGAAACTATTCCATTTACTCGATAAACCAGATATCTCCCTTCCGCTGGGAAGCTATAGATAACTGCTTTATCGGCCCTTCTGACCACGTCGTACCATTGATCATCTGCATTAAAGGCATCTGCACTACACACTATTTCCCCCAGAGCGACTTATTGACGCGGTAAACAGTAATCGGGAACAGCCAGGGGAACGCAAACAGCGATACTCTTTGAAACTGCTCCAGTGAAATTTACGCGATTAATAAAACCACTCGTCCGCGCTTTCCCAGGTCTCCTGCACGATATGTTCGACCTCTTTCTTGTCGCCCCCGAAAACATTCAAACTGTCATTACTGGCACGCTTAATCGTAAGCTGGCAATTGTCGAACTGTTTACTGAGCCTTTTGAACAGTTCTGACTCGAGTGCAGGTATAGCTCCATCAGGAAGTTTCTTCATGCGATCAATGGTTAACTCGATTTTCATTTTTCCCTCCGCAACGAACAACTGTATGCATATACAGTATATTTATAAACGTATCTCACGGATTTTGCAACGATTAAAGAGTGTTAGCACTATGGAGCACTTGCAGGCTTGCAGGCTTGCAGGTATCTGTATTAAGGACGCTATGGGAGGGAACTCAGATTTGGTCGTCAACAATCAACAGTTATGTTGAATAGCTTTCACCAGAGTTTTGTGCAGTTTCGCTACTAAATTTTGATTTTGAAATGAAATTAATAAGATGAAAATTTGCAAAGGCGATTATGGAGCTTGCTGTTACTAAGAAAAAATTAGTCAGCAAGCTCTAAAACGACATGAAACATTACCAAAGCGTAATGTAATCCAACCGGTTATCGAAATTTACTGAGATGCAGGCACTCTATCATCTTGACGGAAAGCCTCGATCCCGACTTTCTGACCATAAGAAAGTTCAAGTGTGTTGCCATCAGGATCAGCGAAGAAGACATAATAACCTACCGGTTCGCCTGCCTGAGTCGGTTCTTTTCGCAAGATGCCTTCCATTCTGGCCATCGCTACCTTATTGTCGATTTCTTCAATGCTTGAACAAGCTACTCCCAAGTGACCAAAATTACCTAAAGGGGTGTCAGTCACAGCATCAACCTGGACAAGGACAAGCGCAAAAGGGCGAGTTCGGTCACTTAACCATGCGACTTTACGTGCCTCCGGAAGGTCAGGCTCTCGACTGTGTACGACTTCCATGCCAGCATAACGGCCGTAAAAATCGATACTTTTTTCCAAATCTCTAACAACAAACGCAACGTGCGTAAAACCGACATCAATCTCTTTCATTAGGCTAATCCTTTAACTATCTCCAGAATCGGCATCTTAAAAGCTCAAGTAAACTTGAGGTCAAGAGACTTTCAATCAGTGATTTTGCTGGATTTCTTGCACGTATTGTTCAATGTCGTTCAGGGTTGCAGCCTATGCTAACTAACTCCAGCAAAATGAAGATAAGGCCCGCTACACACAGAAGAAAAGATAAAGTTAAAGCCGCAATAAAAACCATTCGAAACTCCATGTAATCATTTTCACTACCAAAATCTTAGAATCAATTTTTACTTTGTCACGTGCGCATACCAGGCAATTTTTATGTTGCAGAGCCAAACACATCTCGCGGGCTTTAACCACGATTATTGAATGGTTTTTTGTGAAGCATTTTACTCTTCATGGACAATTTTAATGTTACCGGACTCTTTTTTGTAAATTTTTCAGTTAAATAGCCCTAACTGACCTTTCGTATGCTACTTTAGAAGAAAATCCTTTAAAGTGTGCAACTATGCTTACTACTCTCATCTACCGAAGCCACCTGCGAGCTGATACACCAATTCAATCCATTATTGACATGGTCAGTGAAGCAAATTCCCGAAATGAATGTGCGGGGGTAACTGGTGTTTTACTTTTCAATGGGATTCATTTCTTACAGCTTCTGGAAGGTGATGAAGCAGCTGTAATGCAAATCTATGAAAAGATTTGCCTAGATACACTTCACTTTAACATTGTAGAACTCTTATCCGATTATGCCCCCTATCGACGATTTGGCCGCTCAGGCATGGAATTAATTGATATAAGACTATTCAGTAAAGAAGAGTGTCTGGACAGGGTTCTTCAACGTGGAACAACCCAACATAAAATGCTTTACAACGACAGAGCCTTAAGGTTTTTCCGTACATTTATAGATTCTGCTGAGACAGATAGCTATTATGAACTTCCTGATAGGTTCAGTTGGTTTTTTTCATCCGATCAAATAGATGTATCATCAGTTGATCCCGCCATTATCGAAGACATGTATGCAGTTATAGACCCTCTCGCTGCCCAGATTCATTCTTTTGTCTTGAATGCTAAATCAGATAATGACGTTATAAAAGCCAATAATTTACTTTTTGATTTGGAATCGAAGAAAGATTTGTTAAAAATTGCAGGGGGTTTCATTACCTCTTCACAACGAGTATCAATAACACTCCTGCCTTTAACCTTACTGAGGGTGCCGAATGCGATTGAGATTTTGCTCGATTACATCAGAGAAAGTAACTTACACCCAGAACAAGTTTTAGTTGAGTTTTCTGAGAGCGAAATAATCCCTGAAATTGATGAGTTCGCGCATTCCGTGCAGATTCTCAAAAGCTGCGGTTTAAGTGTTGCTATTAATGACTTTGGTGTGGGAAATGCAGGTTTATTGTTTCTTTCGAAATTTCAGCCTGAGAAGCTCAAAATACACCCTCAACTAATCCATAATATACATAAGGACGGCTCTAAGCAGGCGATACTACAAAGTTTAATACGTTGCGGCGAACTTTTAGAGATAAGGATTTGTGCAACAGGTGTCGAACAACCAGAAGAATGGATGTGGCTAGAATCCGCTGGTATATTTTGCTTCCAGGGCAATCTTTTTTCAAAATATGATAAAAATGGATATTTGAAGATCTTCTGGCCAGAATCTAATGAATTCATAGAATGTTAAAAAAAACTTGTAGACTTATTACTTTTTCATAGGCTTAACGCAGTCATAATCGATGGGTGTCAAGCTGGAAGCGGATAAACTAATATATAGTGAAAAGTCAGCGGGCCCGGCGGGTGCAAAAGCAATGCTTCAGTACTCAGCTAAAATGCGGTAAACGGAGCAGGCTTAGATATTTGGCCTCAATTTCGTTTACGAAGAACCAGTTCATCCCTATACCCTCCTACCAGTTTTCATCCAGTCATATTTGCTTTTATAGCTCAGCTGGTACCGACCGGTAAGCGATACTTGGGCAGCAAACGCTGCCGCGCCTATACAGTATTGGCTTACCTTTTATCTGAAGTGCTCACGCTTTCATCCTCTTTCCCCTTTCGATGTTAATTCTCTCAACGCATTCCCTTAATGCTTTGACTTGCTCCGAAGATAGGTCAGATTCATCAATTGTGGCCAGAAGAGCGTTGAGGGAGCGCTCAATATCGTTTTTAGTCAATCGTAAACAGATAACCTTAACCCAACGTGGCGAGAACTTGCTGAGGCCGATTGCTCTTGTAATGCGCTGTTTCATGAGATGCCTCTTTACCGCCAGTGGTGGCGATTTGTAACTCGGTTATAACACACGTGGAGAAGACTTATGTCACTATTTCGCCTTAGAAATTTCTAAGGGTCGTTTAGCCAGGGTAACCAGGCTTTCAGTAAACGCCTAAATTGGTTTTCCAGCATGTCACACAAGCGCCTCGTCATAACCCGAAGCGGCTTATCAAGTGAAGGTAGTTTTTACGGTCATGCACAGGCTGGGATGTCATTTGTGTGCCAGAAGCAGACTTTAATATAGCTCCAGAGTCCCTTATGGGAGCTATTTACATCTGTCAAGCTTTAGCAAGCGGCTTCATTCGAAAACTAATACCCATACGATTAATGGCATTCATGGTGGCAATAACAATGGTAAGTTCAACCAAATCTTTTTCACCGAATACAGAAAGCGCTGCGGAATATGCTTCATCGGAAGCATGTGTTTCACTAACACGGGTAACTTCTTCCGCCCATGAGAGGGCAGCTTGCTCTATATCCGAGAATAAATAGGTAGCTTCTCGCCAGACAGGCACCAATACAATCTTTTCGACGGACATGCCACTCTTGATAAGATCGCGAGTATGTATATCTATGCAGTGTGCACAACCATTGATCTGGGAAACTCTTAAAAAAATTAAATGGATCAGCTCGGCAGGTAAACCTGTACCAGTAGTGGCGTAATGATGGAGCGCTGCTATAGCCTTGCCACCTTTATCGGAAACTTGAAACCAGTTTGGACGCTTCATCGTTATTTCCACCTTTTTGAGTTGTTTAAAATAAAAAGATGCCTCACAGAATCGCTACGACTGAATGACAGAATTTAAATTAGTACGTCTGCTCAGACGTTGTAATCTTAACCATTGATGTCATAGATAAAAGAGACAAAAAATGAGTAAAACGGTAGGACAATTATGGGATGCCTCATGCAGTAAAACTGGATAACAATTTTTAAAAGCAAACCCTGAGTGTTGATAAAATCCACGGTAGAGTCCGCTTCTCGCTCATAACAGACCATTTCCTCACTATGCCCTGCCATCTGCTTTCATCCGTTGATATTTAGCTTTCAAAAGCTCCGCCGGTGTCGGCCCTTTCGGAGCAACTGGCGCAGCCAACGCCCGACGAATAGGCGGAATCGGCTTCCCGGCTAGCACCCGCTTTTCCCACCTATCCAGAATATCACCGGCCTCACGCTCAAGCTCTTTGTGACTGAGTTGGCCATCAGTTCCGCGACGCCGCAGCTCGAGGCAAATGTGGTAATAAACCGGCTTCGGCCAGGGGTACTGCTCACTGCTCGGGTACCGAAACACCAGCTTGCGCCACTTCCAGTATTCAGCCATCACGTCTGCGGTGGTGACCCCCAGCACGCAGCGCCCTTCCCTGCACCACTTGATGAACTGGCCAGGTGACGGCAGGAATGGACGCTCCTGGCGACGCACCATGCGCATGCCTGCTTCAACCTGCTCCATTGTGGTTATCCCGTTTTCTTTGAACGCCAGCACCCATTGCCGGCGAATCTCGTTCACGTCTTCCTGGCTGCGATTAACCAGGCTTGCCGGAAACGCGGCCGCCAGCTGAACGAATAACCCGTTGATAATCTGCGCCACCTGCTGCGTTTGTTCGCGTTCGGTGTACTGCTCAGGCATGTTGTGCGCCACGCGGCGAACCTGTTCCCGGTCAAAATTGCGAATGCTCTCGGCTAGGTTTTTCATTCCAGCACCCCGTCAATCCAGTCGGTGTTATGCAGATCGATGCTGCTCCGGGAAGGTTTTACCGCCCCGGTTGCGCGCAGCCGTTTGGTGGTGAGCTGATCCCACTTCTTGCGCAAACTCGAAGGGCTCAGGATGTTGTCTTTCCAGAACTCGTCCCGGTTGGCCCACTGGAACAGGTCACAAATTTCGTAATGTGTGCGCTTGTCCTGGATACGCATCAGCCTGATGGTGTTTGCCCATTCAGCCCAGTTGGGTTTGGAGAGCGATGCGTTGACGGTGAGGAGCCTGTCGTAAATCCAGCGGGCGGCCTTGAGGTCGTCAGCGGATCCCCATGATTTACCTGCCGGGGTGTATATCCCGTCGGCAGCTTCAGGATGGCGACAGAGAAACTTTTGAGTTTTCTGGTTTCGGGATTCGTCAGAATTCCGAGACGAGGATATTTTATTATTGTTCTTGTTATAGTCTTGGGTGTCTACCGTTTCCGGGAAGGTTTTTCCCGTTTTCGGTAACACTTTTCCCGATTTTGGGAAGACTTTTCCCGTTTTCGGTTTGTCTATAATCCAGGCGGAAAGGTCAGTATTTATACCGACCGTTTTCATCACACCCTGCTTCTGACTGAAGATAATTTTGCGTTCTGCGAGCGATTTGAGCGCATCCGAAACGTGGGAATCACTCAGCCCCGTAAGCTCGGCAATCACCGTGTTCGTAACGCGGTCCTGTTTCTTGTTCCAGCCGTAGGTAAGCCAGATCACTGCTTCAAAACACTGCCACTCCCGGCCTGACATTCTCAGACGAGGCTTGAGTTGCTGGATCTCGTTAGCGACCTTGGTATACCCATTCGACAGGTCGGCCATACGACCTCCCGGTTGTTCGGTTCTGTGGGGGAAATTGATAATTTCAGCTGTGTTTGACATACTTAGCTCCGCAATTACACTCCGTTTTTGCACCTGAAAGCCGTTGGTGTTCGAGCACCGCGGCTTTCGCCTTTTCTGAACTCTTCATATTGCCCCCAGCATGGTTGTGACCATCGCCAGCAGCGGAGCAGTAAGGTCCGGATCGACACGGAACATCTCAAAAATCCCCTCGCCTAACTCCTTCAGTTTTTCCTTCTTCGGTGCATCGAGCATCAGAGCTTGCTTCGCCTCACTCACTTCTTTTTCCAACCTGGCCATCCGGTAGGCAAACGAGTCGTTCTTTACGACACGGTCGCGGTATCGAAGCGGTAATACAGACATGATCGCGGGCACCAGTTGTTCGACGTTCTTTCGGTACGATGCGGAGTCTTCTTTGTTGTCGAGCCAGCGGAACAGCTTCACGTTCCAGACATCGGCCTGGCCTGAGAAATCAACGCCATCAAGTTGAAGTTCTTCCGCCGCTTCTTGGATTTGAAGCGCAACAACTACGCGCCCTTCTGCCGCTGCCCAAGCTCGGACCGCAGAGCAGATATCACGATGATCAATATCCTGCGCTACATATTCGCTTTGATGACACTGGAATATCAGAGGATTAGAGGAAACTCTGCTACTCTGTTGAAATGAAGCAGTTTGCATTGTTAAGGCTCCTGTTTAGGTAAACCGTCTGTGGGATTCGGGTAAAGATCAGGGCGCAACTCATGTGGAGTCACGCCGGTAACCCCATAAATTGGTAGCACTCGCTCAGCCGGGATCCCCTTGCGGCGCCAAAGCGAAACAGCCATTTTTGAAACGCCGATCAGAGTACCAAGCGCACTGGCCGAGCCAGATCGAAAAATTGCAAGTTCAATTCCAGTCATAGGACCTCCTTAAGTGCAAATGAGTAAAGCAGTAATTTACCAATCAGTCAATAAGCACCTGCCTATCAAGTGGTAAAGCTATTGTTTACAATCCATATATGAATAGAAAAGAACCTAACCAGAGCCTAATTTCTAGGCTGACTGAATTGAATAACAAAGGCTTCTCAAAAACAGAGATGGCCAGAGTAGCTAATGTCAGCAAACAAGCGGTGACCGGATGGTTTCGAACCGGCAAGATGAGTAAAGAATCGGCACTTGCTTTAGCTGATGCAGCTGGGGTGTCGGTCCCTTGGCTCCTTGGTGAGGAAGTTGGCGAGAAAGACGGACTTAAGGCAGACGAACAGCGCCTGCTTGAGCTCTATCGCCAGCTGCCCGAGGAAGAGCAGAAGAACATGCTCCGCGTCTTCTCAATTCGCCTGAAGGAGCTAGATGAACTGTATGCGAAGTACATGAGTCGAAGGATCAAGGGCGATAACGGAGTAAATTAATCAATCCCTTAATTCCGATCTCTTCCACGAGATGTAAGGAAGTAATACTATGGATGCAAAAATATCTTTTCTTTTCCCATATACGACTGTTGGGATAAATCAGCACAATTTTTCCCCTGTACTAACTTTTGAATGCGACGTTTTACCTGTCAAAGCGGTACTGCAAATTGCTTTTTACTTTATCTGCCTGAAAAACAAAGAAAACTACAGATTAAGATTTGACATACTTCGAGATGGAACTTCTGTAATCGACGATAGCTGGGATAGAGACAAAATATTTATGTCAGAAGATCCATCTTCTGAACCCGATAAAGTAGCAGTTGGACTGAATATTGATCTTCCATCAGTACCATTTGACATGGAAGGAATTTATCAGATTAGTGCTGAGCTTTTTTACCCTCAAGATAGTAAAACACCCATTCACCAAAATGATGCCTTTTTTAAGGTAACAAAGAAGGCTGAGTAAAAGTACATGCCGGAAAAAGTTACAATACTGAGACCTGGAAAAGAGACCATGCGGTTGCCTGCTGGACGCTATAACGAAAATAATGCATCATTTGAGCATGATGGCGGTAATGGCGGAGGTGGAAACATGCTTGAGGCTAGAGTTGCAAAACTCGAAGCAGATGTCGAAAACATCAAAGTGAATCTTTCTGAAGCACGAATGGATATTCGTGAGCTTACTAAGAGTTCAGCCTCTATTAAAACTGATATATCTACAGCATTACAAAAACTAAAAGATATAGACGAAAAGCTTTCAACTAAAGCAAGCAAAGATTTCGTTGATTCTAAAGCCGGCGATATCAAGGTTTGGATGTTAGGCTTACTTTTACTTTCTATTGCAATGCCAATAATAATGTTCTTGCTCAATCTTTATCTCAAAAAGCCGTAACCAGTTACCCAGCCACCGCGCTGGGTTTTCTTTGCCTTCTCCCAACAGCCCAACCACCAAGTCCCTGCCCTGAACTCACAGATCCCGACCTTAGCGTCGGGATTTTTTTACCCTCAATAGCTCATTTTCGTACTCCACATACTTCAGGTAAAGGATTACTGTACTTTTATGTATTTATACGCTTGACCAATAGGTAAAGTGGTGATTTACTAGAATCACCAAGACGCACTACGAACCACCAAGGCAGGACGCCCACGATGTAGCCGCCGACGGCATATGAACAGTCGGATGAGGTGGAGAGATTAACGCGCATCAGGTGTAAACGTTCCGCTGGCCGGCGATAAGGCAAACGAGGGTGAGAATGATTGATTTCGCACGCAAACCAGGACGGCAACAGGCAGTAAAGCTGAACTTCTTCGAGGTGATTCTTCGCCGCCTGTGCTACCTGCTGGCGCAAAAGGGGAATCCAGATGTGTAACTCAACGAAATGCGGGTACTGCGGCAAGCCGGTTGAACCGGAGCAAGTAGTCAAAAGTACCCTTCTCTATCGCAACGGCGCACAGCTGGCGCGCAAAGAAAAAGAATACTGCTCTGAACGTTGTGCTTCGTACGACCAGATGGCCCACGAGGCATAACGTCAAAGCCGCGCAAGGCGGCCCGTACGTCCGGTGCTCCCGACCAAAGTTACACCGGAAAACTACTTAAAAAACCAAAGTTCACCCAATGGGCGCTATCTCTGGCCCGGGGATCTTACATCCAAAAAAGAGGATCTCACATGGAATTTTTCTATGTAGCTAAGGCTACGCAGAAATCAGGCAAAGAAGATGCAGTGATTTGGTTCACTGCGAAATCTGAAGCCCGTGCAAACCTGCAGCTCGATGTTGAGCTGGAAGATGCCGGTATTGAAACCGGACGCGGTAAGGATTACGCCAAACCGGTTCGCACCGATTTCCCGGTATATAACGACCTCCCGGAAGAAAGCACCGTGGATTACACCTGGTGCAAACGCTACGAACTGCAGGACGATGGACGCACCTGGCTGCCAAAGACTGGTACTGCGTCGACTGGTGCCGTGGACAAAACTGCCGCACCGGAAACGACCGTTAAAGTCGAAACTACCGTCGAGAGTGTCCCACTCGAAAACCGCACTCCAGCGGTCCGTTTTGCCGTCCACCTGACCAGCGACAAATACCAGTCACACATCACTAAAGAGCAGCAGCTAGCTGCCAGCGAAATGTCACTGGATGAAGGCAACACCTATCTCCAGAACCTGCTGCTAGCGAGGTACGACATCCCTGAAGTTGCCGAACTGAGCCTGAACGCTGAGTGGAAACTGCTTCAGACGATTAAGCAGGTCTTCTCGCAAGATGAAGCACACGAAGCTGAAGTTATCGGTGCATTCATGGCTGACTGGGCGAGAGCCGACGCTGGCGAACGCAATCAGTTAGTTGAAGAGTGGAGAAGTGGAAAGCTAACTCTTCTCAAATCAGAAAACACCTGCCTCAAAGACGTTGAAACTGCCCAGGTTCCAGAACCCGGAAACGGTATTCAGATTGACGAGAACGATGACGAAACCACTCGTTATCCAGTCGTTCGTATGCCGTTCCGGAAGCAGCTACTCGCCCAGTTCACCGCCAACGAACTGCGCCACCACTTAACCCGCGAAGAATACGAAGGTATCAGTGCGCTGGAAATGGACACTGACAACAGCTATGTCCAGAACCTGCTCCTGGCGGCAGAAAACTGCGAAGAGGTTAAGGGTTACGATACCAAAGACCTTTGGCGCTATACCGACGCCATTCGCAAGGTGTTCAGCCAGGAGAAGCGTCACGAACTCGCTCTGGTACTTCGTTTTACCCGAATCTGGGCTGCGACTGATTACATTGACCGTGGCATTCTGGCGCGCGAATGGGCTGCCGGTAATCGCATCAGTAATGTTCTGCGCACCGATTCTGGTACCAATGCCGACGGCGGGTATGTAACGGATCGCGGCGAAGGTGCGCACCACACTCTGGACACTCTCGATCTTGAAATTGCCTGTGCCCTACTGCCTATGGACTTCCACCACTTCGAAATTCCTTCGAGCGTGTTACGACGTGCCAAAGAAATCGTGGCTAAGAAAGAAGAACCATGGAAATCATGGAGCGCCATCCTGCGTAATCAGCCCGGCGTACTGACGGTGAACCGTGCGGCAATCTTCAACCTGATCCGCATCGCGCCAGAAAACATCCACCACACTCCAGCGGCTCATCTTGAGTTTGTGAATAAAACCATGACGGCTGAATTTAACTTTGCTGTGGAATTACTGCCGTTGCCTAGTCCTGTAGTTGAGACTGAAGCCCCAGCTGAACAACCGCAGGTTGAAAATCTCGGCAGCGGCGTGTTCTCCATCGATGGTCTGATGGTTGGAAATACCGCCCCGGTCATCGATATCCCCTCAAATGAAGTCGAAAAAACGGAAAACACAGCGGAGACCACCAGCGATGTGCAGATGGAAACGGCTAAGCCAGAGAAAGACGAAGATGTTGGTTCGGTACCACCGGGCGAAAGCACTGATGCAGCTAATTCGCAGACAGATTCCGTAGCGCCGGAAGAGCAACAGTTAGAGCCATTAATCGAATACCCGGCCTACTTCGAGCCTGGCCGCTATGAAGGTCTGCCGAATGATGTTTATCACGCAGCAAACGGTATTAGCTCAACCCAGGTAAAAGATGCCCGCGTCAGCCTGATGTACTTCAACGCACGCCATGTGGCTAAAACCATCCCGCGTACAGCATCCAAAGTGCTCGACATGGGAAATCTGGTGCATGCCCTTGCACTGCAGCCGGAGAACCTCGAAGCAGAGTTCAGCATAGAACCTGAGATCCCTGAAGGTGCGTTTACGACCACCGCAACTCTGCGTGAGTTCATCGACGAGTACAACGCCAACCTGCCGGCGCTGCTAAGCGCTGATGAGATTAAAGCGTTGATAGAAGAACATAACGCATCCCTTCCCGCTCCAGTGCCGCTTGGCGCGAGTCTGGAAGAAACGGCTCAAAGCTATATGGTTCTCCCAGCTGAGTACCAGCGTATTGAAGAAGGCCAGAAGCAGACAGCAGCGGCAATGAAGGCATGCATTAAAGAGTACAACGCAACCCTGCCCGTGCCGGTTAAAACCAGCGGCAGCCGTGATGCGTTACTTGAGCAATTAGCAATAATCAATCCAGACCTGGTAGCGCAAGAAGCGCAGAAACCTACACCGCTGAAAGTGTCCGGTACCAAAGCAGACATGATCCAGGCAGTTAAATCAGTTAAGCCCGATGCCGTGTTTGCCGACGAGCTGCTGGATGCCTGGCGCGACAACCCTGGCGAAAAGATTTTGGTTACCCGCCAGCAGTTGGCCACTGCGCGGGCAATTCAGTCCGCACTTCTTGCGCACCCGACCGCTGGCATGCTGCTGACACATCCAAGCCGCGCCGTTGAAGTGAGCTATTTCGGTTTCGACGACGAAACCGGATTAGAAGTGCGTGTACGCCCTGACCTCGAAATTGAACTGGACGGCGTGCGCATCGGTGCGGACCTGAAAACCATCAGCATGTTGAATGTGAAGCAAGAAAGCCTGCGCGCCAGGCTGCATCGGGAAATCATAGACCGTGACTATCACCTCAGCGCGGCTATGTATTGCGAGACCGCGGCGCTGGACCAGTTCTTCTGGATTTTCGTCAACAAAGACGAGAACTACCACTGGATCGCCATCATTGAGGCGTCCACCGAACTACTGGAACTGGGCATGCTCGAGTACCGCAAAACGATGCGCGCCATCGCAACCGGATTCGACACAGGCGAATGGCCAGCGCCGATCACTACCGATTACACCGATGAACTGAACGACTTCGACCTGCGCCGCCTCGAAGCGCTGCGCGCTCAGGCTTAAGGGGGATTTATGCATAACACTAACGTTACCGTTGCTGACCAGAATACCGTTATTAACTCCAACGTGGCTTTGTTTGATTCCCAGTATCTGAACGCCATCAGCACGTTCGCGCAAATTATGGCGCAGGGCACCGCCACCGTTCCTAAACACCTGCAGGGCAATCAGGCCGACTGCATGGCTGTTGCGATGCAAGCGGCACAGTGGCAGATGAATCCATTTGCCGTGGCCCAAAAGACGCACCTGATTAACGGTGTGCTCGGGTATGAAGCGCAGCTGGTTAATGCTGTCATTTCACGCAGTGGCGTGCTGGCCAGCCGCTTTGAATATGAATGGTACGGGCCATGGGAAAAGGTCGTTGGAAAATTCAATATCCGTAAAGGTGAGAAAGGCGAGTACCGCGTCCCAGGCTGGACCCTGGCTGACGAAGCCGGGATCGGCATCGTTATCCGCGCAACCCTGAAAGGCGAAGAGCAGCCGAGGGAGCTTGATTTACTGCTGGCTCAGGCCCGCACCAGAAACTCTACCCTTTGGGCTGACGACCCTCGCCAGCAGCTTGCGTACCTGGCCGTTAAACGCTGGGCGAGACTGTTCTGCCCGGATGTGATTCTTGGCGTTTACACCCCGGATGAACTGGATGATCGCCGTGAAGAACGAGAGGTAAACCCGGCACCGGCGCAGCACGTTAGTCTTGCAGACATTTCAGGTGACAACGTCACTACAACGCAAACGGCTCAGGAATCAGCTCAAAACATCGATGCACTTGCTGATGATTTCCGTGATCGCATCGAGGCGGCTCAGGATGTGGATAGCGCTAAAGCTCTGCGCGCAGATATTGAAACCGTGAAATCAACGCTGGGTTCTGCCCTGTTTACTGAGCTGAAAAACAAGGCCGTGAAGCGTTATTACTTGGTTGATGCACGGAACAAAGTCGAAGCAGCCATCAATTCCTTGCCACCTTCAGATGAGCCCGATGCAGCTGCGCGGTTCGCAGAAGTAGAGCGCGTTCTTGCATCGTCGAAACGCCATCTGGGCGACGAACTGCATGGTCAGTTCAGCATCACCCTGGCGGATATTAAACCGGAATACGTGTACTAACGAGATCGGGAGGGGAAACCCTCCCTCAAGGAGAAGAAATGCGACTGATTAATCGAGGCAGTAAGCAATCCCCTTTGGCTCGCCAGGCATGTGAAATCGCACTCGCAGCCCACCAGCAAAGATACGGCGACTATGGGCGCAGCAAGATGAAAGAGACCTATACGGTGAGAGTGGAAGGCGTGAAGGTCTGGGTTGAAGTGGTCAACTGCAAGGCAAGCTACGTGGCCACAGCACTGACCGGCATGCGCCGACTGCGTTCCCTGCCCGGCCAGGCAAACTGAAACTGAAATATCAACGACTAAAGACCGGCATATCTATACTCATGCCGGTTACCTGAGGTGAACCATGTCGCAGGTAATTTTTAACGAAGAATGGGTTGTTGGCGCAAGACTCACAGAAAAAACAGGCCTGACCGAACGACAGATTGAGAAGTATCGCCAGGGCTGTTGGGTGGAAGGTGTCCATTTTAAACGGGTTTCTCCTTCCGGAGAAAAAACCTTGCGTGGCACAACCTGGTACAACTATCCGAGAATTAATCAGTTAATAAGGGATGCGTAAGATGGCAGCTTTGCCTACAGGTGTCGAAATCAGAAACAATAAGATATGTATCTGGTTTATGTACCGGGGAAAGCGTTGCCGCGAAATTCTCAAAGGTTGGATTAACACCCCGGCGAACATCAAAAAAGCCGGGAATCTTCGGGCTGTGATCGTTAGTGAGATCAACCTTGGAGAGTTTGATTACCACCAGCGCTTTCCTTCATCGTCCAGAGCAAAAAAAACAGTAACCACTGTTTCAGTTCAAACCTTTTCAGAGCTGTGTGAACTGTGGACGAGCATTAAAGAAACCGAAATTAGCGCGAATACCATGCGTAAGACGCGCTCACAACTCGGTACGTTAATGTACATCATTAACGGAGATACGCCTGTTTCAACTATACGCCACAGCGACATTCTGAAATACAGAAAGGAGCTGTTGAACGGTGAGACACTTTACCTGGCAAATCCCAGAAGCAACAAACAGGGACGCACTGTGCGTACCGTGAACAACTATATATCGCTACTGTGCTCCCTTCTTCGGTTTGCACACAAATCAGGCTTTATCAGTGGTAAGCCCTTCGAAGGGATCAAGAAATTACACAAAGGGAAAGTAAAACCGGATCCTTTAACGAAGCAGGAGTTTAGTTTGCTTGCGGAATCCGAGCGTGGCCAAAGCCTCAATATGTGGACGTTCGCAGTTTATACAGGTGTCCGTCATGGAGAGCTCGCAGCCCTTGCCTGGGAAGATATTGACTGGGAAAAAGGTACGGCTCATATTCAGCGCAATCTTAATGCCTTGGGAATGTTCGGCCCACCAAAAACCGAAGCAGGTAACCGGGTTATCACCCTTTTAGAGCCGGCACTTGAAGCCTTGAAAGCACAGCGCAAGCTGACGGCGCTGCAGCCTAAAACCGAAATTGTCTTTAATCATCGCGAGTATGGCGCAGTGGAACATCAAAGTCTGCGATTCGTTTTCATACCCCGAATGCGCAAGGGAGAACAGAAAGCCTACTACTCTTTATCGAGCATAGGTGCGAGATTCAACGCAGCTGTAAAACGTGCTGGTATTCGCCGCCGGAATCCGTACCATACGCGGCATACTTTTGCTTGCTGGCTGTTATCTGCCGGCGCTAACCCGTCTTTCATAGCCAGCCAGATGGGGCATGAAAACGCGCAAATGGTTTATGAAGTCTACGGTGCGTGGATTGAAGAAATGAATGGCGAACAGGTGCTGATGCTTAATGATAAGCTCGCACGCTGA